ACTGCTGATCTTATGTTTGCCCTTATTAGCACTGAGGAACTTGAACAACTTGGTCAGATAATGGTGAAGCAGTTGAAGAACCGATATAATGATCCGACCATCTTTAAGAGATTTATTGTCGGAATTGATCGTGCCAAAATGCGACTTTATGATTGTGAACAAAAAGCACAGGATGACATCCTTGACAGTGGACAGGATGAGGAGTATAATAATGATGAACACAATGTTAAGAAATCATTTGAGGGATTCAAGTTTTGAATGGTTACTACTCAGTTTTCAATCCCAGAGGTGAAAAAATTGCCGACTGTGGTATAGAAAGAGATGCTCTTAATCTCATTGGTATGAGAAATCGTCGATGGGATGGACATTATTATACGTTCAATCCTTTGTCAGGTGAAATTATTAATGTCACCTCTGGCAAACAACTTCTCACTAAAGATATTGTCGTCAATATGGACGGTGGTGTTGGGGGAAGTTGGCAAGAAGTAGAATACATTGAAGTTGGTGGACAAAAACTACCAACACAACAATTACCCACTAATAATCAGAAACCTTTAGATCTATGACTGTTGACACTAAAAAGTATCTTGAATTTGTAAAAGGAGTCACCAGTGCTCCTAGTTTGGATCCCAAAATTCTTGAGGCACGTTTGAGAGAACTTGATGCCAATGACTGTAATGTCACTCAACTGATGACTGCCGCACTTGGATTAACTGCAGAATCTGGTGAGTTTACCGAAGTTGTAAAGAAAATCTTTCTGCAAGGTAAACCTTACAATGAAGATAATGTCTTTCATATGAAGCGTGAACTGGGTGATATCTGTTGGTATTTGGCACAGGCATGTATGGCACTTGACACTACCTTTGATGAAGTTATTGAGATGAATGTTGAAAAACTAGAGTCTCGATATCCTGGTGGTAGTTTTGATGTTCATCATTCTGAAAATCGTAAGGAAGGAGACTTGTGAAAGATCTTAAGATACCATTTGCCATCGTATCTTTCCTGTTGGTTCAGGGTGCGGGTGCTGTCTGGTGGTCCTCACAAATAGACGGACGAGTCAAAACTCTTGAGACTCAGAGTCTAAGTATTGCTCAAGAAAATCGTAGGTATATTGAACAGGTGATTCAACCATCCTACGGAATCAGTAGTTCTTGGAAAAATCAATACCACGATGAGTGGGTTTTAAAAGGAGGTTGGAAATGACTAAAAAACAATTTGTAAATAGTAAAGGAGAAACTTGGGAGTATGAAGAAACTGAAGAGATGCGTAAAGCGGTAGAACGTCTTCACGAAACTATTCGTGAACTTGAAAAGAAAAATGCACCTGATTATGGAGTAGGAAAATGAAATTTGAAGTTACAGTAGAAGACTATCAAAAAGCAGGAGAAGAGTTTTGGCCTAAGTATTGGTATGTTGCCAAAGAACTGGGTGAAACTGCTAAGGCAGAAGAAATTCTAAAAGTAATGGAATCTCTTGCTGGTGTTGCAATGAAACAAAAAGTGAAGGACAAGATTGGTCCTTTTGGATTTAATAAAAAAGAAGAAGATACTAATGAGTGAACATCCTGAAATTTCTGAATATGAATGGATTGATGATTGTTTTCGTGTATGGGAAACTCGATTCGGTTTGTGGCAGAGTGAAACCAAACAAGGTCGTAAGATGCTTACAGGTCTTACAAGAGATGCAGTTGTTAGTATGACTCGATGGCATCTTAAATGTGAACAAGACGGTACACTTCATCTATATACTAGAGTTGTTAACTCTGGTGTTGTCGGAGGCAAACTCTGACTTTTTTGCCAACTTAGCTCAGCTGGATAGAGCAGGGTTTTTGTAAAGCTCAGGTCAACGGTTCAAGTCCGTTAGTTGGCTTAAATAAATATTTGTAAACGTCGGTGGAGCGTATTCCTATGGCAATTACAATTCCTGCACCCGCAGAAAAAACTTTTGAAAAAGTTATGGATGCATTGGGGGGAGAGGATTATTCGTATTATCTCTTTGATGTAAAAAATGTCAATGAGAGTGAGAGGGCAAAGAAAGTTGTTGAAATGGTGGTTTATGTACCACAAGCACAGAGAGTAACAGCATCTGCTAAAATACAAGATGCCCTCAGTAAAGATAATGTTACTGCTGAAGTTTTGCCAAAAGAGACTGAAATAAATGTATATTTGATTGGAGATGTAAAAAAATATATCAGAATTAATGTCAAACCAAATGGATCAAAGGGATCTGGTGGTGGTGCTGCTGCAACAGCAATTCAAGAATCAGCACAATGTGTATATGCTGCCATGAGATATTATTGTGGTGATAAAGAAGTCTATACTGAGGAAGATCTTAAGTGTGGTATGAAGCATGTTGATATTGGTGGCACAAAACTAGAAGACATTATGGGTCTTCCGAAAGAATGGAAAGAAGGATCTGTGAAGGGAGCAAATGAAATATTTGAAAAAGTTGGTGCCGGAAAATATAAGTTCGTTAGAGGAGATAGACTTCTTGATGATGGGTCTATTAAGAAAGCATTTGGTAGAGTGAAAGGACAAACTAATCTTTCTTCGGAAGATAAGTGGAATCCTGCTGATATTTGGATGGTAGAAGAATCTGAAGTTGAAGCAATCAGGAAACATTTGGATGGAGAGAACACTATTGATTGTTTAAATAATGCACTTCTTCAATTGTTTAATGAAAAAAAACTAATGGGTATTTCTCTCAAAAAGATTGAGGGTGATGCAAGAATGGATATTAAAAACAATCAATCTGCTGCCGTTAGAAAGGCAAACGAAAAGGCAAAGTTTGTAAAATATGATCTTACTTTTTTATCCTCCATGGATGTTTATCTTTATTATGGTCCAGGAACTTTTGAAAAATTTCAAGCAAGAAATTTTGGTGGATCTTCAAAAGGAGATTGGAAACTGGAACTAAAAGGAAAGTCCGCTGCCCAGGGAAAAATTCAAGGCACAGTTCTTATTGAACTTTTAAAAAATGCTGGATTCACAAATATTTCTCAGTTTAAAATTCCAACTTGGGCAGAGTCTGATCCAAACGCACGTAACGCAGGAGATATTACAACAGAAATTTATGATTTATTGAAAGATTATAGTGCAACTAAATTTGATAAGTCTCCAGGAGCAAAGGAAAATAATAAGGCACAGATTGCTACCCAAGATAAATCTTGGAGGTATAGTAAACTTGCTGGTTTGAGATTTTTAGATTGGTTGAAAAAATGTAAAGATCCAGATATGGCAATGAAGGAAATTTATCTCTATGCCTCTTCTCAGTCTGATAAGTCATCCGTATATTATAAATTGCAATGAACTCACAAATACTTGACTTGATAAAGTCATTTGAACCAGATACTAAAAATAGAAGAGATAACTATGATCAACTTTTGATTTACATATATCGGACTTTTGATAAAAAAATTAATTTTACCAAGTCTCAAATGTTAAAAGATAAATATAAGCATATGCGCCAGGGTGTGCTAGAATACATTGTATCTCATAAACGTCAGGTAATAAAAGAATTAAGTAAAAGGAAGTGATGAAGAATTTTTTTCAATTTTTATCTGAGTCAACTGCAGTCCAGCAGGCAAAAAGAATGGGACTGGTTGGTGATGGTCATGGTGGATGGTATGACAAAAAGGGTGAGTTTGTAGCAAAAACTGAAAAAGGACAACTTAAGTTTTATAATAAAAGGCAACGTGTTGGAAAGCAAGATCCACCGAACACTGACACTGAAAAGAGATTGTCACAGGCAACTTCGAGTAGTGAGATTCAAGAACCACAAGGACCACCTGAAGTTGAAAAAACAAAAGGAACTTTGACTGTCGCTTTTGGTAGATTCAATCCTCCTACCACAGGACATGAAAAACTTTTAGATACTGTCGCTTCAAATTCTGATGAGGGTGACTATATTATTGTTCCGTCACGAAGTCAGGATAAGAAAAAGAATCCCTTAGACCCAGATACTAAGGTTGAAATTATGAAACAAATGTATCCAAGTCATAGTGGAAAAATTGTAAATGATCCTGGTAACAGAACAATTTTTGATGTCTTGAAAAAAGCACACACTGATGGATATGCAGGAGTTCGTATTCTTGGTGGTGCCGATAGAGTAAAAGAATTTGAAAAATTGGCAAATGATTATAACGGCAAACTTTATAATTTTGATAATGTAGAAGTTCTTTCCGCAGGGGATAGAGATCCTGATTCTGAAGGAACCGAAGGAATGTCTGCATCAAAGCAAAGAAAGGCAGCTGCCGAAGGAGATTATGCTTCTTTTAGGAAAGGTGTTCCAACATCTATGAATGAGAAGCAGGCAAAGGAGTTATACAATACTCTTCGTACTGCAATGGGTATTAAAGAGGGTTGGAGTCTCTGGCAAATTGCACCTAAGTTTGATTGGAAAAATCTTCGTGAGAATTTTGTAAAAGAGAACATTTACAAAGTTGGTGATCTTGTAGAAAATCTGAATACTGGTTTAGTTGGTAAGATTATTCGTAGAGGCACTAACTATCTTATTTGTGTCACCGAAGATAACATTATGTTTAAATCTTGGATTAAAGATGTGACTGATGTATCTGGTGTTCCCGCAAATCAAAGAGAAGTTGGAACTGATGCTCTCCGTAAATATGCAGAGTCGATGGTGAAGGGTTCTAGTTGGGGCAGGCAATTCATAAATAAATATAAGAAAAAGTAAAAGTATTTGTCTTCAGATGGATAAACCTGCACAACAGGCACCTGGTGCTAATGATAAAGTAAGAAAGGCTGCCAGACAGTTGGCATATGATGTTAGATATAAAGTAAAAGGTCAGTTCAAGGACGGACAGAAAACTGATCCTGCGTCCTTGAAGCGTGCCTATATGCAGCAGTTGGGTAAGTCTCCTGCTCCTGGTCCTGTAAAGGCACTTGCCAAGAAAATGCTGATCGGTGAAGAGTACGATTTTGTTAATCTTGATGATGCCGCCAGTGATGCTATTCTGAGTGTCTTTGAAAAAATATTTGAGGCAGCAGAAGGAACTAAGTATACTGTAAGAGTTAAGGATAAGAAGACTGGCAAGTCATATCTCAGAAAAGCAGATCGTGCCAAGATCGCAGAACTTAGAAAGAATCCTAATATTTCTTCTGTGGAAATTGCCGGTAAGGGTGCTGCAGAATCTGATACTTACGATAAAACCGGTAAAGGTAAGAAAGCAGATAAGGATTATGATGGTGATGGAAAAATTGAATCTGGAACTGCCGAGTATATGGGTTCCAGAGATAAAGCCATTAAGAAGGCAATGGCAAAAGAAGAGTTTATTGTTGCCGAAGGTGAGGAGAAAGAAAAGAAACTTGATGTAATGAAGGGTAAGAATAAGGTTGTTGTGAATCCACCAATGAATGAGCAACAATCAACAATGGATAAGGATAAAGAACAAACCGGTCCTTCACCAGAAGAGAAGAAGCAACTTGAAAATAAGAAAAAGATGCTTCAGAAAAAAATGATGATGCAAAGACAAACAATGCAAATGCAAAAGCAGGGAAGACTGCCTTTAAATTATAGTGAAGAAAATGAAGGAAATGATGCATGTTTGAAGTGTGGAGAGATTCATGAAGGATCATGTGCTCCTAAGTCTAAAGAATCAAAGGAGACTGCTGATTCCAGAGGATCTTATGCTATGATGAATTTGATCAAAAACAAGTTGAGAGCAAGAGGACTCAAGATGTCTTATGAACCTCAGGGTGAAATGACTGAAGCAACCGAAGACTCTCTCAGAGATCGTCGCATGGAGCGTGGTGGTGTTGATGGAAACACCAGATATGATAGACCTGCTAAAAATGTAGCAACAGGTCCGGTTGATAAGAAGAAAGCAGCAGAATCTAGAAAAAGGGCAATGGATGCTGTAAGAGCATCTATTACTGCCAAGTATGGTAAGGGTGCCATTATGGACACCAAGAAAAAATAATGCCTGCCGTATCAAAAGCACAGCAAAAGTTTTTTGGAATAGTTCGTGCCATCCAAAAAGGTAAGATGGCACCTACTACTCCTGAGACTGCCAAGGCAGCTGCTGATATGAAAAAAAGTGATGTTAAAAAGTTTGCATCAACTAAGCATAAAGGACTTCCTGATAAAAAAGAAGTAAAGGAAGAATCAAACCCTCGTATTCCTAGAAAGAAAGGTCAACCTGCAAATTCTAAAAAGCATTCTGATCTTTATACTGATGAAAATCCAAAGGGAACTATTCATGGTTTAGGATTTAAAGATGTTGCCACTGCTAAAGCAAGTGTTGCAAAGATAAAAAAATCAAGTCGATCTCATGCTCATAAAATTCAGGCAGCAGTTGCCATGGAGCAGAGAGCAAGAGAAATGGGCAAGTCCTCTGAGGCAGCAGTCTATCGAAAGTATATTAATTCGATGAAAAAGAAGACTAAGAAAATGAATGAGGAGACCAAATATGATAGATATGATAAAGAAAAAAAGAAATTTGATAAAGATGATCATCGAATGAAGTTTGGCAAATTTTATGCCAAAGCAAAGGAAGCAAGGGATCGTCTTCGTCCCGGTGAAGTAAAGAAATGGGACAAGGAAAAGGGAAGATACGTATCAAATAAAGAATGAATCGCTATATAGTGTAGATGTTGGTATCGAACTATGTTAGCATTTTTACTCCCACTTGCCTCAAAAATTATTAAAGATGCAGTTGCCAAGATTCCGGAAAACGAAGAACTTGGTGAGAAGATGGTTGAGATCTGTCTTGTTATTCTTTCTAAGGCAGTTAAGTTAACTAAAACTGAAATGGATGATCAGTTACTTGAAGTCGTGACAAAGGCAATCAAAACCAGAGAAGAGGAATAAATTATAAATATCTGTATAAAGAATTATAGGGTAAGGAAACATGTCTCTTTGGGGCAATAAAGATACTGTCTATTCGACTGGAAATGTGACAACTATTGCCATTACCAATGGTGATGGTGTAATTACTGCAAGTGGAAGCACTTGGAATGAATCAAACGGGGTTGTTCCTGGACTGGTAATCACCATGGGAGCAAAAGGTAGTGGTGTTATTAAGAGTGTAGATTCTACAACTCAACTTACATTAGTTGGTGCCACCGGTCTTACGGCAGAAGGATCTTTAACACAATCATATAATATTTCTGAACAACCAGTTTCTCTTGTTGTTGATTCAAATTATGATGGAAATGAAATCTACGGTGTAGATGAAACTGAGGCACAGCTAATTGGTTCTGGAACAACAGCAACTGCGGAGCAGAAAAAATATAGTCCTGCTCATGCTGGTTGGGTTGGTATTACAACATATGTTGACAATCACGGAACTTTGAGAGTTAAAACCGAAACTTTTGTTGCAGGAAGCACCATTACTGGTGATGCTGTTGACGACACCAAGTTACCAGATAGCTTATAATATGGTTTAAAATATGAGATTTGATGAATTGAATGAGGGTAATTATCTACTCTTTGCTATAAAATTTTACGATAATCCCCAGGCAGTAACCAAGGATGATTTTGAAGATGATTTGAAACGTATCAAATACATCAAAAGGTTATTGAAAAGATATAAAAATTCTGGGGAATTAAAAACACATCTCATACTCAATCATTTAACGGTGCTGTTTAACGTCTTCAGTGACGCGGCAGTACCGTTATTGTTTTATAATATGGAACGTGAACTGTGGCCATGTATAAAAAGTTTTTTAGTATTTTTAGATAGAATTCCAGAATATCCAAAAACAAAAATATCTGATATAAAAGAAGATTACTATTGTTTATCACAATTAAGGGCACTCTAATGAACTTAGATAAAGTAATAAATATTATTAGAAATCTTAATGAGGAACCTACCAATAGTGCCGGTGGTGGTGCAATAGCAGGATTACCTCCCGATGAACCTCCAGTAACAAAAAAGAAAAGGAAAGAAACTCCTGTTGGAAGATATGGATCTAGGAGGATGTGGTTGCAAGATCTAAAAAACAAATGACAATGTTTGGATCAGAATCAAAAATAGCCGTGTTAGAATCAAAACTAGATATGTATGAGGATTTGTCACGCGAAATGCTGACAAAATTGGAAACTGCCGTAGATAAAATATCAGAAGGAAACACGCAAATTGCTACAATTCTTGCTAAGCACGATGAGAGAATTGAGCAAAGTATCAAGAGCGATGAACTTATTATCAAAATGATTGATGAATTAAAGGAGACTGAAGAGAAAAATAATAAAATTATTCATGATAGAATTGATAGATTGCAAGTAGAAATAAAGGCATTTTCAAAATTCAGATGGCAGATTGGGGGAGTTCTGATTGTAGGAGCATTACTGATAGGTGCCGGTAGTAGAATTGTCCCCATGTTCTTGACTCCACAACCGCAGCAAGTTATAATAGAAAGACAGTAGAAGTCTTTTGTAATGGATCTGGTTGACTCCAAGTATATTGGTCTAATATCATCACGTCTCCAGAAATTTAAGAAAGTAAAAAATAATCTTTATAATTTCAGGTGTCCTATTTGTGGAGACTCACAGAAGAATAAAAACAAGACAAGGGGATATCTCTATCAGGTCAAGAATAACACTAACTTCAAGTGCCATAACTGTGGTGCTAGTATGTCATTCAATAATTTTCTTAAAACTCTAGATGGTACATTGCATAAGCAATATACGATGGAGAAATTTAAGGAAGGACATACAGGCAGAAACTTTGTTGTAGATACGCCTAAGTTGGAATTTAAGAAACCAGTATTCAAAAAATCTATTGATTTGCCAAAGGCATCGACCAATCAGATTGCAAAAGAATATCTTGAGAAGAGAAAACTCAATCCAGATAAGTTTTACTATGCTGATAGATTTAAATGGTGGTCAAATACTCATAAACAAACCTTCGACACTATCGGTAGAGATGAACCTCGTATCATTATTCCTCTTTATGATGAAACAAAAAATTTGATAGGATTTCAGGGGAGAGCACTGAATAAATCTCCTAATAAATATATCACTATTATGATTCGGGATGATGCACCAAAAGTATATGGAATTGAAACAATCGATAAAACATCCACTGTTTACATCACAGAAGGTCCTTTCGACTCAACATTCATATGCAACTCGATTGCTATGTGCGGAGCTGATGTTGATATCAGTGGTTGGGGGATTAGCAATCCTGTTTTCATCTATGATAACGAACCACGAAATAGGGAGATTGTCAATAGAATCTACAATACAATCGATAGAGGAGACTCCGTAGTTATTTGGCCATCAAATATAACAGAGAAAGACATAAATGATATGGTTCTTTCTGGACATGATGTTATGTCTATGTTAAAATTGAATACCTATCAAGGACTAGAAGCAAAAATTAAATTTAACAATTGGAAAAAAATATGACCAACGGCACCAAAGTAGTAAAAAGAAATGGTACAACTGAACCTCTTGATCTGAATAAACTTCATAAGATGGTTGATGAGGCATGTAGAGATCTTGCCGGAGTCTCTGCAAGTCAAGTTGAGATTCAATCTGGTATTCAATTTTATGATGGTGTTTCTACAGCAGAGATACAAGAGATTTTGATTCGTTCTGCAAGCGATTTAATCGATCTTGATCATCCAAATTATCAGTTTGTTGCAGCACGTCTTCTACTGTTTGCTCTCCGTAAGCAATTGTTTGGACGTATGCATGAAGCACCAACTCTTAAAACCCATGTCAATAAATGTATTGATAGAGGTGTGTATGATGCCGAAATCTTGAATCTTTATACTGATGCGGAGTTTGATAAACTTCAGTCATATATTGATCATGATCGTGACTTTCTCTTTACATATGCCGGATTACGGCAAGTTGTAGATAAATATCTAGTACAGGATAGGAGCACTGGGGCACTCTATGAAACGCCACAGTTCATGTACATTTTGATTGCGGCAACAATTTTCTCCAAGTATCCTAAAGAGTCAAGACTTGATTACGTTAAAAAATACTATGACGCAATCTCCAAACACAAAATCAACATTCCCACACCTATCATGGCAGGAGTGCGAACTCCACTTCGACAATATGCTAGCTGTGTTCTTGTTGATGTTGATGACTCCCTCGATTCTATCTTTAGCTCTGATATGGCTATTGGCAGATACGTTGCACAAAGGGCGGGCATCGGTATCAACGCAGGTCGAATCCGTGGAGTCAACAGTAAGATCAGAGGTGGAGAAGTTCAACACACAGGTGTTGTACCATTCCTTAAAAAGTTTGAATCGACTGTCCGGTGCTGTACACAAAATGGAATACGAGGTGGCTCAGCGACTGTCCACTTCCCAATCTGGCACCAAGAAATCCAAGACATCATCGTTCTAAAAAACAATAAGGGTACAGAAGATAATAGGGTAAGAAAACTTGACTATTCCATTCAGATTTCAAAACTTTTCTATGAGCGTTTCATCCAGAATGGAGAAATTAGCTTATTCTCACCGCATGACGTACCAGGTCTTAATGATGCTTTTGGTACTCGTTCATTTGACTCTCTCTATGTGGGTTATGAACAGGATGAGTCTATTCCAAGAACAACTATCGGAGCACAAGAACTTTTTCTGGACATCTTGAAAGAGAGGGCAGAAACTGGTAGACTGTACATCATGAATATTGATCACTGTAACAGTCATTCATCTTTTCTTGATAAAGTTGAGATGAGTAATTTGTGTCAAGAGATCACTCTTCCCACCAAACCACTGAACCATATTGACGATGAAACTGGGGAAATTGCTCTCTGTATCCTTTCTGCTATTAATATTGGTAAAATTAGGGGCACTGAGGATCTTGAAAGCCTTTGTGATCTTGCTGTTAGGAGTCTTGATGAACTTATTGATTTTCAGGGATATCCCATCAGAGCAGCAGAAATTGCCACAAAGGCACGTAGATCCCTTGGTATCGGTTACATTGGACTAGCACACTATCTTGCCAAGCACGGTGCTTCTTATCAAGATCCTGAGGCATGGAAACTGGTTCATGATCTTACTGAGGCATTCCAATATTACTTAATTCGTGCTACAGTAGATCTTGCCAAAGAGAAAGGTGCTTGTGAATACAGCAACCGAACTAAGTATGGAAGTGGAATTCTTCCCATTGATACATATAAGAGTGATGTCGATGAGATAGTCCCGAATGAGCTTCACTATGATTGGGAGAATCTTCGAGACGACGTTATTCGATACGGAGTACGGAACTCAACACTGTCGGCACAAATGCCTTCAGAGAGCAGTTCCGTTGTGTCAAATGCCACAAATGGAATCGAACCACCTAGAGCGTACTTGTCCACTAAAAAGAGCAAAAAGGGAACCCTCAAGCAGGTTGTTCCACAATACACAACTCTTAAAAACAATTATACGCTTCTTTGGGATATGGAGTCCAATAATGGTTATATTAATATTGTTGCTGTGATGCAAAAATTCTTTGACCAGGCAATTTCTGGAAACTGGAGTTACAATCCACAACAATATGAGAACAATGAAGTTCCTGTTTCAGTGATGGCACAGGACTTACTTAAAACCTATAAGTATGGATGGAAGACTTCTTATTACCAGAATACATATGATAATAAGAATGACGAACTTGAGGAAACAAAGTCCGAATTAGAAAGTTTAATTAGTCAATTAGAAACCGCCGAGGAGGAAGACTGTGAGTCTTGTAAAATTTAAAAAAGATTCTGTGGACAACAAAAATACAACGGTCAATCAAATGACCGTTTTTAATTCTGAACAGGTTGATAGAAAAAAGCAACCAATGTTCTTTGGAAAACCTTTGGGGGTCCAAAGGTATGATTCTTATAAGTATCCAGTTTTTGATAAACTCACTACTCAACAACTTGGATATTTTTGGAGACCTGAAGAAGTTTCTCTCCAAAAAGACCGTGCAGATTATCAGACACTTCGTCCTGAGCAAAAGCATATCTTTACCTCTAATCTGAAGTATCAGATTATGCTTGATTCTGTGCAAGGTCGTGGTCCTGGAATGGCGTTTATCCCATATTGCTCATTGCCTGAATTAGAAGCATGTATGGAAGTCTGGGGATTTATGGAAATGATCCACAGTCGTTCATATACCTATCTGATCAAGAATGTCTATTCTGATCCTTCAGAAGTGTTTGATACTATTCTGACTGATGATCGTATTCTTGAACGTGCCACTAGTGTGACTGAGGCATATAATGATTTCATTAATTCGGCACATCATTATGATAGTAGTAATGATTGGAAGTACGCATTAGAAGAAGTTACCTATGCACAAGAATCAAGATATGAACTCAAACGCAAACTCTATAGAGCAATTGCAAACGTTAATATTCTTGAAGGTATTCGCTTTTATGTCAGTTTCGCTTGTAGTTTTGCATTTGGCGAACTCAAACTTATGGAAGGAAGTGCAAAAATCATCTCTTTGATTGCTAGAGATGAAAACCAGCACCTCGTAATTACTCAGAACATTCTAAATAAATGGAGAGACGGTGATGATCCAGAAATGAAAAAGATTGCCAAGGAAGAAGAACCTTGGATGATCAATACATTTCAAAATGCTGTAAATCAAGAAAAACTTTGGGCAGAGTATCTTTTCAAAGACGGATCTATGATTGGTTTGAATGATAAATTGCTGCAGCAGTACGTTGAATGGATTGCCAACCGTCGTATGAAAGCTATCGGTCTTAAACCAGTTTATGACGTTTCTGCAAAGAATAATCCACTTCCTTGGACAGAGCACTGGATTTCTTCTAAAGGTCTTCAGGTTGCCCCACAAGAAACAGAAGTTGAGTCCTATATTGTTGGAGGAATCAAACAAGATGTCAAAGGAGATACATTCGCAGGATTTAGCCTTTGAAGAAATATGGAAAGAAATGGATGAAATAGAACCTTTGACACCAATTGTTAAAGATTCTATAAGAGCATATAGGGATGCAGCATTGTCTGATTCTTATATGTTTGGTGAATATGATGGATATCAAGCATACAAGGGGGACGAGTAGTCCCTCTTTTTTTATAAATATCCATATATGGATACAAAATAAGAAAAATGTCCTTGTCTCAAAAACAATTCTCCGACTTTAGAAAAGTTTGTGAAGAATTTAATCAAGTAGAAGAACTTATTGAAGAAGAACTTGTGCAGGAGATCTGCAATGAACTAGTTGAAGAATTAGTTACAGAAGGATATTCTGAAGAAGATGCCATTGTAATTGTTGAAGATGCTGCCAACGACTACATTGACGAAGCTAAAGTTACTTTTGGTAAGGATACCACTCCTTTAAGAAAGTCTGGTGCTCCTGTAGGTGCCAGAAGAAGATTTGCCATGAGGAAAGCAGGTGCTGCAGTTAAATCAGCAGGAAGTGCTGCTAAGGGAGCAGTATCGAAGGCAAAAAGTAAAGCAGCAGGTGCTGCTGTTGATGCTTCCCTTGCTGCTAGTTCTGCCAAGAAAGCAGTATCTGGTGCCGCCAGTGCAGTAAAGAGTGCTCCTGGAAAGGCAGCAAGAGCGGCAGCAAGAGGTACTGAGAAAGTAGAGAAGAAGGTTAAGAGTGGTATTAAAGGTTTAATTGGCAGAGCAGCACAGAAAGTTGCTTCCAAGGCATCTGGTATTGCTAAGAGAATGAGTGAAGATGTAGAAGCACTCAAGGCATCTGGTAAGTTCTCTGAGAAAGAGATTGCTGCCATAGAAGAAGCAATGAGTTCTTATGATCGCAACCGTAAGAGAGCAGCACAAAGAGCAGCAGCAAGAAATGCCGCCAGAGATGCCGGTAAGACTGGTGTAGTTCCTGGTGTTGGTTATGTATCTCCTAGAAGGGAAAGAGAGACATATGTTGATTCGGCAGGTACTACCAGGCATAAGTCTGGAGCAAAGATGCCAAAGGACTGAAATAATTCTTGAGAGGGCTTGACACCCTCTCTTTTTTTGTCTAGAATACCTTTGTTAGGGTTGATGGATATATAATAAGCGCTTGAATAATATGAATGAATTCATATGAAAACCCCTGGACTTTTGAAGGAACCTCTTTTTTATCTGAGAATATTGACGATAACTTCGGTTTTGTCTATCTCATTACAAATCTCCAAAGCGGTAGAAGATACATCGGTAGAAAATACTTTTGGTCATTTAGAACTCCACCAGGAAAAAAAAGAAAAGTAAAACAAGAATCAGATTGGAAAAAGTATTATGGTTCTTGTCCTGAATTAAAAGACGATATCAAAAAATATGGCAAAGAGAATTTCAGTAGAGAAATACTAAGTCTTCATAAAACAAAGGGAACTTGTAATTACGAGGAGACTAAACAATTATTTTTAAATAATGTTTTATCAGAATCTCTTGACAATGGGTGTCCTGCCTATTATAATAGCAATATTCTTGGACGCTATATGCGAAAAGACTATGGTAACTTTAGAGGACACTCTGCAGAAAGTACATGAATGGACAGTTGATAGACTGCACATTCTCTGTGATACGGAAACTGATGATGTGCTAAAATCAGTTGAAGATGCACATGCCCTTAGAATGGAGTTTGATGAATGGTTAAATCCGGATGTCAAAGACCATGAAATTTTTTCATTAGAATATATTGGAGATTATTAATTTATGTTAGAACTTCTTGCTGCACTTACATTTGTTGATTATAGAAATCTGGCAATGGTAGTTCAGGTAGAAGCACATCCAAATTCTGCAGATGAATACTGTGTAGCTGCTTCTGTTTTGAATCGTGTTCTATCTGATAGATTTCCGAATACTGTTTCTGAGGTAGTATTTGCTCCAGGACAATATCAAGGATTTGATTTTAAATCCTATATAGTTCCAGATCCTAGGTTGATCAACAAGTTAAGTTCCCCTGCAGGTAATAAAAGTATTGCCTCTTGGTCAAGAGTTCTAAATGGAAGAACAGATTTTAAAGGTCAATCTATGTTGGGATTTAGAGTACCATCTGAAGATCCCATGTGTCATCCCAAAGGAAACTTCTATCACTATCACTGGCAATGATTATTAAAGCACTTAAGGAAACAATCGGTATTTTCAAAAGAGAGCAAGCAACTAGTGTCAATTGGCCTGATGTTATTGACGAAAAAGACATTGAGTGTGCCATCGATGAAAATATAGTTGACTGTGAAGGTGAGGCATTCAAACAAGATGCATTGAATTATTATACTGGAGTTCCTGCTCCGGTATATCTTGAAGATGATGAATGGTTTGGACCGGCACCAGTGAGATCTCAGAAACAGATTGATTACATGGAGAAAGAAGTTGAAATGAAACGTCAGGAAAGAGAGCAAAATTTTTCTATTGAATCTGATGATATTCATCAAAAAATGTATGAAATTGCAACTCAAAATCACAATACAACTATTGATTTAGATCCTCCTGGTGGATCAGAAAACTTTCATGAAGGTCCTGGTGGATGGACTTCTGGTAATGGATGGAGAGTGAATATCAAATGAGTACTGATTGGCGTTATAGTGAAGACAAACTCGCTCTTCGTGAACAAGCACTAAAAGTTCTTTTTACAAAATATGGTGGTCGCACGAAAGATTGTTTGCCAGAATATTCAGCACAGTCAATTTATGAATGTGCTCATGATTGGGTATCTCAAGGAAACATTAACACATCTGGAATCATCAGTTATTACAAGGCATATTACTCATGAAAAAAATCATTGCAACCTTGGTTGCTGCGGCAGCGGTTGTTCTACCTGCCCATTCAGACCCTCTCCAAGAAAATGAATATAATACTCATCATTCCATGGGTTGTATGCTACTAAGGGAATGTACAGATGGAGTCAAAGAAGTATTCAGTTTACTTGATGTATCTAGTGAGTATCCTAATACTGATGAGTTTACTTTTGTTGCTAACGAGTTCAACAACATGCTCACATCTCTTAACTCAGTCGGAGTTAAGGTGTTTCTAGCAGATGCAAAGTATTTTCCTCACACCCATCGTGGTGTGTATCATACAATAGGAAATAATTTCTTTCTGAATCGTAAGTACATGGGTCGTCCTGGTACTTTGATGCAAGTGATGCGTCATGAAGGATGGCACGCTGCACAAGATTGTATGGCAGGAACTATTGATAACAGTCTGATTGCTATTATTAAACCTGAAGAAGATGTGCCTATGATTTGGCGTGTATTGGCAGAGAGAACTTATCCAGAACATGCAGTGCCTTGGGAAGCAGAAGCAGGGTGGGCAGGTAGAACTGAAGGTATGACTCAAGATGCTCTTGCCGCTTGTGCCACTGGCAAAATGTGGGAAGTTTATGAACCAACACCACTGACTCGAAAGTACCTTATTGACGAGGGTTATATCACTAAATAATTCTGCCTCACTCTCTACATATGGCTGATACTAAACCAGCAGTAGAGAAGGCAGACGATGATGATAAATCTGAAGTTCTTGGTAATTTGGTGAAAGTTGTAGTACTTATTTGGTCTGCCTCTCTCCTCACGTTCTCATACGTTCGACTTCCAAATGGTCAAAAGATTTTAGATTTTGATCCGACATTTATTGCATCTGTGTTTTCTGGATCGTTAGCTGCATTCGGATTGAGTCCTGCTAAAAATGGTGGTAATGGAAAAGTAAACAATACTTCTAAGAAAGAAGAACCACCAGTAGTATCTGCTATCGAACCTAAAAAATAAAAGTCAGTAGTTGCTGACAATTGTAATAATTATTGCATTAAAAACCGACTAGATAGTGTAGTCGGATAAACAAATATGAAGTTCTTTTTCGCACTTCTAGCATCACTATTTTTGGCATTGCCTGCATGGGCTGTTGACGTTCAAATGGGTGCTAACGGTAATTTGGTTTTTGATCCTGCTGAAGTCACTATTTCTGCTGGTGATTCAGTTCATTTTATTAACAATATGCTTCCTCCTCATAATGTTGTTGTAGAGGATCATCCAGAATTAAGTCATGAATCCCTGGCAATGTTACCAGGTGAAGACTTTGAGGTTGCATTTCCAGAAGCAGGTGACTACACTTATTGGTGTGCTCCCCACAAAGGTGCGGGCATGATCGGTACTGTACACGTAGAATAATATGAAAAAATTCAATGAAGTTACATTGAATATCACTGTAGCAATCATTGACTTCCTCTATAAGCAAAGAGATTATCAAAGATTTTGGGTGCTTGAGGAAATTGCTCGGGCACCTTATTTTGCATTTTTGAGTGTCTTACATTTTAGAGAGAGTATGGGTCTCAGAGGACCTGAGCATATAGATTTAATGATTCAGCACTTTGAGCAGAGTATCAATGAAACATCACATCTGGAATATATGGAGAGTCGGGGTGGTAATTCTTATTGGATTGATCGCTTCTTCGCCAAACACCTTGTACTTATCTACTATTGGATCAATGTGGTTTATTATTGGGTGGCTCCTAAGTCTGCATACCATTTGTCATATGAAGTAGAAGTACATGCTGCAGTTACATATGCAAAACATCTTGCACTTAATGGTCATGATGAAAAAATTTTGGAAATCTTAAATGATGAATTACAACACAGTCGGGAATTACTAAAAGCAATGGAGACGATAAAATGAGAGTAGGAATAATTGGACTCGGAAGAATGGGTGAGGGTATGTCCCGCCGCATGATGAAAGATGGTATTGAAGTGTGGGGATATAGGAGAAACTATGAAAAAGCACAAGAATCGTATGAAAATGGTTATGTTGATGGAGTTACCATTGACATTGCAAATTTAGTCAATACCGTAAAACAAGGTTCACCCGGCATCTTTATGATGGTTGTGCCTGCAGAAAACGTAGAGGGAACTATTAATGAACTTTTACAGTATTGTACTGAGGGTGATATTATTATTGATCATGGCAATAGTAACTTTAAGGATTCTCGCAGGAGAGCAGAAAGGTTGTCTAAGTTGGGTATCCAATATATTGACTGTGGAACTAGCGGTGGTGTTTACGGTTTTGACCGTGGATATTGTCTTATGGTTGGTGGTTCAAATACTGCAGTATCCGTCTGCGCTCCAATCTTTAGGGCACTCGCACCAGGGATTGGATCTGCCCCTCGCACAAATCCAACCAGTCGTGCAACATCAGCAGAATATGGTTGGTTGCATTGTGGACCACCAGGTGCAGGACACTTTGTCAAAATGGTTCATAACGGTGTAGAGTATGGAATCATGCAAGCATACGCAGAAGGATTTAATATCCTGCATGAGGCTAATGCTGGGTCAAAATATGTTGCGGAGGGTGATGCTGAGGTGGCTCCGATGGAGAATCCGGAAGATTATCAATATGATATTGACTGTGCTGAAGTGGCTGAGTTATGGCGTCGTGGTTCTGTGGTCGGTAGTTGGTTGCTTGATCTTACCGCTGATGTACTACGCAACGATAGAGAGCTTAGCAAGTTCGGTGGGGGAGTTAGCGATAGTGGTGAGGGTCGTTGGACTGTTCACGCTGCTGTGGATCTTGGTGTACCTGCCCCTGTTATCTCTACTGCCTTATTTGAACGATTCAATTCAAGACGATTAGGGGATTTTGCAAACCGTGTTCTTAATGGAATGCGATATATGTTCGGTGGTCATCATGTTCGCTAATGTTTTATTATGGATCTCGATACCCTTTGTACTATCCACGATATATTTCGGGATACGAAAAGGTGAAAATAACTATTACGAATCCGAGGATTACAAAGGAAATGGAACAGCACATTGAACCACTTACCAGAGGCATAGTTATCTTCGGTGCTACTGGAGATTTATGTAAAAGAAAACTTATTCCAGCACTTTTCAAACTCTGGGAGAAAAAACTTTTACCTCTAGGATTTACAATAGTAGGTGCTTCTAGGAGAGATCCTGGAAGAGATGGATGGATAAAATCTCTAGGAGATTATCCCGATAGTTTTACCTCACTTCTTGATTATGTCTCTTGCGATTTATCTAGTCAGGAAAGTCTCAGTAAACTTCCTGATTTTGATGATACTACCTATTTTCTTTCTGTTCCACCGGAAAGATATGAATGGGCAATTATCAATCTCAAGCAAGGAGGATTTTTAGATGACCCAGAAACATCCCGTGTGGTTATTGAAAAACCCTTTGGGCACGATCTTGAATCTGCTAATCATTTACAGTCAGTGGTGGGCAGAAATCTACGCGAAAAACAAGTATATCGCATTGATCATTATCTTGGTAAAGATACTGTTAATAATATTCTTGCCACTCGGTTTGGGAATATATTACTTGAACCATTATGGAATCGGGAGTACATAGAGGAGATTCAAATCTATGCAACCGAAACTATTGGTTGTGAAGGTAGATCTCAATACTATGAAACTGCAGGTGCAGTCAGAGATATGTTGCAGAACCATATGCTTCAGGTTCTTGCATTGATTGCGATGGAAGCACCATGTCGAATGGATGCTAAAGAAATCAGAAGAGAAAAAGTTAAAGTTTTATCAGCTACTCGTTTAGGAGAGGATTTGATTTGTGGACAATATGATACTTATCGTAGTGAAGAGGGGGTTGATCCTAACAGTAGTACTCCTACCTTTGTCGCTGGTTCTTTATTCATCGATAACTGGCGTTGGAAGGGAGTTCCTTTTCGTTTCATGACAGGCAAAAAAATGCCTTATCAATGTGTGGAAGTTGTTATAAAACTTAAGGCACCACCACTGAATTTGTTTGAGGGTGAAACAAAAGATCGCATTGTAATACGATTGCAACCACATGCTCATTTGGATATTCAAATAGATGTTAAGTCTCCAGGACTTGGTGATGGTGTTGAACTTGCAACTCTAACACATAGATATCCTGATTGGTTAGGTGTTGATGGATACGAAAAATTACTTTTTGATGCAATAGAAGGTGATCAATCACACTTTGTTCATTCTGAAGAGGTGATAGAATCATGGAGAATTGTTGATGATTTATTATGTGTCGGTGATGAATGTCCAATTAGAACCGCACCTTATGTTTACAGACCTGGGATGTGGGGACCTCCTCAGAAGATAGATAGAATTACAAAATGGGATTTTCCTGCCTAATGGATAAAGACGAAAAGAGGGAGTTTTACAAGCAACTCCGAGAACGAATTAAGCAACTTAGAATGCAACATTTGTTTGAAGAACCTTGCCCACTTTACGAAGAAGATGAGGATGATGTATGAATCCAATCATTTTAACTGCATGTCTTTCACCAATAGTTATTATCTTTATTATTATGAAACTAGCGGTGTGGTTATCTGGAATTTACTCTGAGGAAAAATATGTCGAATCAGAATCCAAAAAACCACACGGACCTTATGTGGCAGACGCATATGCAGACGTTGACGAAGAGGAAGAGGAGTATGGAGATCGCACAGATTATAGATGAAGTACTGTTCAGATATTATTCTGATCAAGGAAAATCAGTTCCGAAATGGAAAACTAAAAAAGATCCTGAATGGTGGATTGAATATCTAAAAGAATTAGGAATTGACGGGAGGAATTCATGAGTACTTTGTTTGCATTTACTTTCATTATATTGCTAACTTTGGTAATGCAACTAACATGGCCAGGTAGATATAGAGGTTAAAATGGATGACAAAGAAAAGGAGAAACAAAAAAGAATAAAAGAAGTAGCAAAACATCTTCATCCTCATGATGATGAACCTGATCCTACCGCTTATATGGGGAACTATAACTTTCCTCAGATGCTTTTTGCTTTTTGCCTTGGATTTGTAACCATGTTCGTTTTATTTCAGAATGAACTGAATGAGTTTAAAGGATGTCCACTACCCGAGTATTTCCAAAATGAATCACGTTCAGCTCCTGGTTAGACATGTTATGCAAACCCAATGGTGCTTAGGTGTCATGGGGTTTTTTCTTGTGTTTGTTCCTATCATAGGAATGTATCTTGTCCATAAATATGGATGGGAACATTGGGAACCATTTTCAAAACATGAACCTCATACTGAGACCTCTGGAAGACCCGAACAGTCCAACATGGAGCGTGATCATTAGTATTATTATTCTTTTGATTGGAGTTGCTTATGTCATTTACTATATACTAGGAATAGACGAGAGAGAATCCCATGGGAGCGATGACACCCCCAAGTCGGAAGAGTTGTTACAATTTCCGAGTGACGAGCATAGATAGAGTGTTGGACGGGGACACAATCGATGTTACAATCGATCTCGGTTTTGACCTTTATAAGAAAGAGAGAGTTAGAGTTGCTGGTGTGGACACACCAGAAAAAAGAACTAGAGACCTTGAAGAAAAGGAGCTAGGTATCGATGCGACGAATTGGCTCAAAGAGAAATTGGATGGTGCCATTGCTGGGGATGATGATCTTGTTATCCGTACTGAGTTGGTTGGTGGTGTGGGCAAATATGGCCGCCTCCTCGGGTGGCTTTACATTGGAGGAGATGCAGAGTCTTCTCTGAATGAACAGATGATTGATGAAGGATATGCATGGGCATATGACGGTGGAACAAAGAAAAAAGATTTTGAAGAACTACGTGAAATTCGTAGATCGCATGGAACTTTAACGGAGTAAAACAATGCAAAAAGTAATTAATGTATTGGCAGTTCTATCATTCGTTGGTGTAGCAGGTATCATCGGTGGTGGTACATATGTTTACACTCAACGTGATACACTGATCGAAAATGCAAAAGAAAAAATCGCATCAGCAGCAACAGAAGCAATTGCAGGAGCACTTCCTGGTATGCTAGAATCTGCTATGCCCGAACTTCCTGGTACAACTGGTGGTGCAATTCCAGAGGCAGTAGGAGGAAATATTCCTGGTTTCTGATGCCGATCCCTGATATTAGAATTAATATAGGGGATATTGGTATTAGAGAAATTGATATCCCTCGTAATTTGACATCTGAATCACCTTTAGCAGTACCAATATATCCTCCAGTGACAACGGAGATAGGAATTCCTATTGTCAATATACCTGGATGTGTTGAAGCGCATACAGATAGTGATAGAAATACTAATTTAAAAAATGAGGATGATAAAGGAACAATGACTCTGTGTGATGCAGGGACACCAAGTTATTATCCGATAGATTATGATGCAAATAAGATTAAGTTGGAGCAAGAGGCACCACCTCCACCTGCATATAAACCACCACCGAAACCTGAAGTTCCAGAGGCACCGGCACCTAAAGTTCCTAAGACAGAGGCACCTATGCCGGAATGCCCATCCAGGGCACAGCAGTTAAAGGATCCTGTTGGGAAGATTGTAGAAGGAAATAGAAAGTTAGTTGCATACGAAATGGTCGGGAAAGAATGTCTCCCAGTGTTTGAAGAGTTATCTATTCCCGACCAGATTATTCAAAATATACCATCACCAGGTATGGTAACTACTACCGCCTCAATTGCTGTGGTAGCGACGAGTTCTGCACTGCTCGCAAAACCTCTTGCTGATCTTTTGTTAAGAGTGGTGAAACCGACTGTGAAGAAGGTGATAAAGAAGATTGCTTCCTTACGGGGAAAGAAGACCCAGACTGAATCTGTTTTTGAGAGGAGGCAGGAGCAGAGGATTCGGAATCATGCGATTCGGAAACTGAAGGGGAAGGAATAGAATGAACGTGTGGTTTAATATGAGTTACATTTTGAACTATCACATCAGCACAAACCTTTGCGTATGGACTCCTAGGGTGAAAACGAATTCCTGCTTTTAATAATTCTCCACAATTCTTAAGTCTGGCTAATTCAAAATCTAATCTTTTATTGGCAAGCATTTGACCTTGTAGTGCAATCTGAGTTTCTGCTGCTTGCTTACATCTTTCTTGTAGTCCACCATCAAGTGGTATAGAAAGTGTTGCGGAAAGACCAATACTAGTACTATAGTTTCGAGTCATACCAGTTCTGACTGGTTTCTGCCAGAGTTGTGATCCTGGATTATCAGGAACACCATCACCTTGCATTTCCATGACAGTGATGGTCATATCTGCACCATCTTCATATGCTCTTACAGTTTCACCATCAGCATTTGTATAAGTTCTATCATCATAATGATCTTCCCAAGGCCAGTTCTTGACATTTTTTTGTACTTCTACCATGCGACCTTCAAAGTCCCTATTGTCATATTGAGGTTCCATGTAGAAAGTTTCAAATGGATCCTTGTCATTGGTGGCATGAGTAATATACGGAGTGAAATTCGCAGTGGGACCTTGACAACTGATCCCACCCCCGTAAGTATTCGTGATATATGGGCCTTGTAAAACCTGGATAGCCTGGTTGGTCACCGAGCCTGAACTGTTTGCGATTGGATTAGCAGTCGCAGAAACACCTCCCACATCAGCAGCACTGACAGGAGATGCAATTAACAATCCAATTATTGGGTAAAGATACTTGTAGTATCGGTTACGCTGATAACCTCCGTTGTTCTCTGGATCACGGTCTGGTTTGTTATACCGGGACCTTGATAGGTTGTCGTGAACTGAAATGATTTTCCGGGATCTGTTATTGTAAAGTTTGAATTGTTGAAGTTCAATCCAGTTGCGGAACTTGTAACTGTTCCTTCGATTCCTCCCATGGGAGTCACCACCACATTGTTGGTTGTCGTTGGAGGCAGAAGTGCTGCTCCGTTGTTGGAAACATTTGTTCCAGATACTGTATATTGCCATCCTGTAGCATAGTCTATGGAGTTGATTGTCTCAGTTTGTTTTGAAGTCGTTTCAGTGTGGCTAGTCATGGAGCCCTGAGTAAAGTTGGGAACCACGGGTACGGAATAAGCAGGTTGTACTAATCCGTGAATAACTCCAAGAATCAATCCGAGACCGATTGCTTCTTGTAAATTAGTCATTAGTCGATTACCGTGATCTCGCTTACGAATTGTCCAATCGCACTTGTACCAGATCCACCAGCGGTCATTGTAATACCACCGTCTGTTGCAATAGTACCTGCTAAGGTGTCTTTTGTTCCAGCAGCATAAGAAGTCTGACTGGAGAAGTTGCCGACTGCACCTACCGAAGCAGCTGAAGTTGGAACTGCATCACCTTGTATATATGAAGCACTAAAAGAGAATGCTTCACCATCAGTTGCTTGTGTCGCAGAAATATTACCGGGACCATAGATTCCACTGGATAAAGTTCCAGTAGTGATAGTTCCGGCAGTTGTGCCATCTGTAGTATTTACGTTAGACCCTGATATACTGTACTGGGAACCCAGTCGAGTTGCAGTGGTTCTTGCAGTATCTACAGTAAGTTGGACACTAGATGACATTTTATGAACTAATCCGCCAGCATTTGCAGCACCTGCGGTCATCAATACCATACCAAGAGCAATAAATGCTTTTTTCATTAGTGTAGTTTTTGAAGAGGATGTGAAATTATTTAGTTTCATAAAATGTCTAAATAGTGCGAATCATGTAATTAGAACTTTATTACTATCATGACTGAACAACAACAACATCTTGCAAATCTTCTGGAACAGAGAGATGCACTGAGAAGTGATCTTGAAAAACTTCAGGAAACGACCGGAAATAGAAGAGAATTATTTTTTAAAGTACAAGGTGCTATCGAATATCTGACGCAAATTGGAGTTGAACTTCCAGAACCAGAAGCAGAAGTGGCAGAGACAGAAGTGGTAGAAGAACCTGCTCCAAAAAAGAAAAAGGGTTGACTCCCTGACTCGGATGCCCTATAATAACTGAGTTGAGAGGCAAGACACAGATAAGAGGGAACGACAAACTGTTCCCCGCCTCTCACTTGACTCAGTAGCTCAGCTGGATAGAGCAACTGCCTTCTAAGCAGTCGGTCGTAGGTTCGAGTCCTACCTGAGTCGTTGGGAATCGACGGATTTCCATAGGGTGTGACAGAACAAACCTTGTGGTCACTCACGGGTTAATGTATATGAACACAGGGGTGATACCCGCCATGTGACTGGGAGACCAGAGACATGAGAATCCTCATCAGGGAGTGTTGTAGTGCTAGAGAAGTTCATCAGTGTGACCCTCTAGTTGTGAGTATGATGAAACCTCACCACCCACCACAATCAAACCATGGGTAGACATCTCCCCAAAATTGCAGGTTGGTTCACCTGCTCTTTTCCATATTTTTATTAAAATGAAAATTTTTCTGGATACTGCTGATACTGACGTAATTAAGAAGCATTTTTCTACAGGACTGATTGATGGTATCACCACCAATCCTACTCTGATTATGAAGAGTGGTAAAAATCCTGATGATGTATATCAAGAACTGAAAGATCTTGGAGTCAATGATCTGAGTATGGAAGTTGTTGGTACTGCAGATGAAATGATTAAAGAGGGACTCAGACTTCAGGAAAAGTTTGGTTTCTGTACAACCGTGAAAGTTCCAATGACACATGACGGACTTGCCGCATGTCGTGAACTATCATATCAAAATATTCGAGTTAATGTAACTCTTATTTTCTCTGCCGCACAGGCAGTTCTTGCTGCTCGTGCCGGTGCATATTATGTGTCTCCTTTTGTGGGACGACTTGATGATCAGTCCGTTGCAGGACTTGAGGTAGTGCGTTCTATTTCTGAACTTTATCGAGTTCATGGATGTCCGACTCAGGTTCTCTCTGCTTCCATCCGAAGTGTACAAAGAGCAGTTCGTTCATGGTATAATGGAGCACAGGTGGTAACCATGCCACCTAAAGTTTTTGAAGATATGTACAATCATATTCTTACAGACAAAGGATTGGAAATCTTTGACAAAGACTGGCAATCTGTTGTACAATAGGCATCTGCCTTTTTTTGCGAGTGTGGTGTAGCGGTAACATCCCATCCTTCCAAGTTGGTGTCACGAGTTCGATCCTCGTCACTCGCTTTCGGATTGCCGAATAATCCGAATTTATACCTAGTATAAATACTTAACCTTTTGTTATATTATAACAATAGGTAACAAACGGGACATGTCGAGTCCCTATTCATCTGCGGGTAAACATTCCGCAAGTAACTAAGAGGTTTAAAAAAATGATCAAATCTGTATTCGCAGCTGCCGCTGCTCTGTCCATGTCCGCCGGTGCTGCCGTTGCAGGTCCCTACGTAAACGTGGAAACAAATGCTGGTTGGACGGGAGATGACTACACCGGGGCAACCACAGACATTCACGTAGGCTATGAGGGCACTGTTGGTGCTGCTGGATATTACGTCCAAGCGGGTCCTGCCGTGATTGCCGTGGATGGTGTCGAGACCGAAACTCAGTTCTCTGGTAAGGCAGGAGTTGGCGTGCCCGTTACCGATGCTCTCGGAGTCTATGGTGAGGTTTCTTTCTTGACTGCCGATGATGAGGATGACTTTGGTTTGGGTGGTAAACTAGGTGTGAAGTATTCCTTCTGATCCTAATATCATATAATGCTAACCTCCTCTTTATGAGGGGGTTTTTTTATGGTTAAATTTGGATTAACCCTCTCTATATACTGCGGTTTACCTATTCTTAAAGACAAGATGCCTTCATCCTGTTATAATATTCAGGTAAACAAAGCAATTTACACACATAAACAAATGAAAGCATTCGCAGTTGCCCTGCTCGGTTTGGCGGTTACCGCTCCCGCAATGGCAGGTCCTTACGTTTCCACCAAATCAGAATTCAAAGGTGATGAGGATGGATACAGCAAAACAGTTCATCAAGCACGTCTTGGTTATGGTTGGAAGTTGGATAATGGTATCAAACCTTATGCTGAACTCGGTGGAGGTCTTTCCGCTGCTGATGGTGTAGAAGTTTTTGATGGTGATACCTTCACTGTTGCTGAAGTTGGTGCATCAATTCCCATTACTGAAAAACTTTCTGCAAAGGCAAAATTTGAGCACAAGTTTGGGGAAGATGATGCCCGTGATTGGAAGTTTGAAGTCGGCACCAAGTATAAGTTCTGAGGTATTAATCCATGAAACTTAAAGCAATTGCCGCTACAGTTGCCGCAGCACCACTTATGGTTGCTTGTGGTGGACCTACAGAGATTGTATCTGAACCATTTAAACTGAATGGTGCTGGTGCCACATTCCCTGCCCCACTTTATAACTCCTGGTTTCAAAATATGGCACAGGAGACTGGAAACCAAGTAAACTATCAAGCAGTTGGTAGTGGATCTGGTGTCCGTCAGTTTACTGCAAAGACTGTTGATTTCGGTGCTTCTGATGGTGCTGTAAGTGATAAGAAGCAGAAACTGCCCATGATTCATATTCCCATGACTGGTGGTGCTATCGTTCCTGCTTACAATCTACCTGGTTGTGATGCTAAGATGACTCAGACTCAACTTGCTGATGTCTTCCTTGGTAAGATCACTAACTGGTCTGAGTTTGGTTGTGCTGATCAACGTATTCTGACCGTCCATCGTTCTGATGGTTCTGGCACTACCAAAGGTTTTACCAACTCATTATCTGCTTTTTCTCCTGAATGGAAGAAGACTGTAGGAACTGGTAAAGCAGTTCAGTGGCCTGTTGGCGTCGGCGGTAAAGGCAACTCTGGTGTTGCTGCTACTATCAAGAATCAACCTGGTGCCATCGGTTATTTGAACTATGGTTATGTGAATGGTGGTAAGTTCCAACAAGTTGCCCTCCAGAATAAGGCAGGAAACTTCGTTAAAGCAAACGCAGAAACTTCTGCTGCAGGACTTGCACAAATTGTATTAGACGATAAACTTCGTGGGGCAGATCCTAATCCTGCAGGTGCCAATGCCTATCCCATTGTGTCCCTGACTTGGATTCTTGCCTATCCTGAATCCAAAACTGGAGTGAAGGAGACGCTTCGTTATATGCTGAGTCAAAAGTCGCAAGGTCTTTCAGATTCACTGGGATATGTACCTCTCCCAGAGTCTCTTCGACAGAAAGCACTTGCTGCTGTTGACTCTATTAAATAAAACTAGTATAATGGGGAACATTGTTCCCCTTTTTTTATGAAAAAGAAAGTTCAAAAAATGTTAGAATGGTTCTATTATGAATCAGATAGAGGAGAACAAAATATTGCAGAATGTAAAAGTCTTTATGATCTTGTAGAACGTCTTCAGTATCGTCTGGAGGATATGGAAAGTGAGCATATGCAGTTAACTCGTGAAATTGCCAGACTACAGGGTAGAATAGATATATTGGAATCTCGGTTACCTAATGAAGATTAATCTCTGGTATTCAAAGAGTATGCAGCAGTGGCGTTGGACTCTATCTGAAGAGTTTAAAAATGGTATCACAAAACTAGAACAACATTCTGGTCAAAGAATCTATCTACGTGATGCCATGGAAGACGTTGCTAATACTGTTGAATATATTCTTGATAAGAAAAAATGAATCCATTGTCTCAATATAAAGAAGGTGGTCTTCCAGTTGAACAAACTAATCTTTTGAGATTAATTAGTGAACTGGAAGGTTCTTCTCAATTATGTAAATGGATGGGATTTATAGATGACATGGAAACCCTTGACAAAATAAAAAAGAAGTATTATACTATGTACTTCAGACTCAAAAAAGAGCAACGCATTCCTCAGTAGCTCAGCGGCAGAGCCGACGACTGTTAATCGTCTGGTCGTAGGTTCAAATCCTACCTGGGGAGTTTGGGAGATTAGCTCAGCGGTAGAGCAACTCGTTTACACCGAGTGGGTCACTGGTTCGATCCCGGTATCTCCCATATAAATAAGTGAAAACTGACGAAGTAATCACTATACAATGGATAATATCCGAGTAAGATGTCGATCCTGTGGAAGGGAGATAGAGGGGCATTTAAATAAAACTGTCTCATGTGGTTGTTCAAATATGACAACTATAAGAGGAGATAAGGTTTCAGCAGTTGACTTATCACAGGTTGTTATGCTAAACTCTTATCAACCTAACAGCAAAAGGGGTGTATTGTCACAACAAGATATTGAGTGGCAAGAACAAAGAAGGCAACGAAAAGTTCGTAAGTTAGACTTTGAAGTTCGGTGAAAAACCTTTGGCAAGTTTGGAAGTATTCATTAGGAAGTTTCAGTGACACAAAGACAAAAAATTACGATGATTGGGTTGCTATCGTTCGCACCTGTATATTTGTTAGTTACATGGTCACTAACATTTTTATTGTATCTGGAGTCATAAGACACTGGAATAATGTACCTGGAGAGAGTCCGGTTGGTCGAGGACACCGCCTTGAAAGCGGCTGGAGGTAATACTTTCGCAGGTTCGATTCCTGTTCTCTCCGTTAGAAAATGAACACATACTTGACATTGGTGTAACAGATTGCTACATTAAATAGTACTGTAGGCAATCTTTCTACCACCATGCATCCAGACGAATTGCAAAATTGGAAAATCATTAAGGAGAAATTTGAGGAAAACGGCACAACAGACAACTACTTCTATAAGAGAGCTTGTGCTATAGTAAGTGGACAACCGGACCCGATGAGTAATTTACCAGATGCCTCACAGGATGGATGAAATCAAACCTGAGCATTACATTACTGAAAAGCAGTGCCAGGAAATGATTGATAAGGCTATTGACAAACACAATAAAACTGCTACAATTATAAGTGCCATTATTGGAACTATTCTCCTCGGATTTTATTCGCACGGAGTCTTGGCACTAGTGGGTCGTACATGACGGGACGTAGCTCAGTTTGGTAGAGCACTCGCTTTGGGAGCGAGTGGCCGTAGGTTCAAATCCTATCGTCCCGACCACTTGACTACATAGTCACAATATCCTATAATATACAGGCAATCAAAACAGACAATGGCACTGACCGAAAAATTTAAGTCTAAGGACATTGGCACTCTTCGTGCTGCGGCAAATGGAGAAATTTTTCTGGATGTAAAAAATCCAAAGTTGTTCAAAAAAGTTCGTCGTTTTTACGAGTCTACCGGAGTAATTTTTTCTGGTGATCCTGGTGACGATTATGAAATGTTGATGGATTATCTTTATTCTGATCTTGAGGTTGTTGAGGTTATTTGATGAAAGTTGTGAAAAAACCAACCGTTCTTCTTGAACGGTTTCCCTATCGTTATATTCAAGTTGGCAAACTGGAGATCAATGGTCTTCCAGACTGCCGCATTCAAAAGGTAGATTCATACACTGGACGATATCGTGATATGTATCTTTGTGATAATGAAATGCAGTTAATGACTGCCATGGAAGATCATGATTATACTTGTTGGTTGGATCCTGATGGTGTTCCTGCATATCGAAAAGATTGTGTGAAAGCTTGAGTCACGGATGGACTATAACAGCACTGGTCGGTGAAGGTCAACCCCTTCAATCCCGCGTTTCCCAGTTCGTAAAATTGGGTGGTGGAGTCATTGACCCTACTTCGGTTTCTTACTTCCTAAAAGTAAGTGGTGCGGATGGAGTTATACTCCCGCCCTGTTTCTTGCTTCAGGTCAAAGAGCAAGTGGCGTGCATGGAAAACTATCGGGAGGGTTGTCATAACCCTCCTTTTTTAGTATAATATATAATAATAACATGTATTGGGACTAATGGGTGAGTATAAGAAGAGAGCACTGGTTCTTGGTGCAGGTGGATTTATTGGAAGTCACATGGTGAAGAGACTCAAGTCCGAAGGATATTGGGTCCGTGGTGTAGATCTTAAGTACCCAGAATTTTCTGCAACTGCTGCAGATGAATTTGTTCAGGGTGACCTGCGTGATGTGAACTTTGTTCGTCGGGTCATTCAGTTCAAGGGTGAGCAAGGAAATTTCTATAATTCAGTACCTTACCGTTACATCCGTCCCTTCGACGAGATCTATCAGTTCGCTGCTGATATGGGTGGTGCAGGTTTCGTTTTCACTGGAGAGAATGATGCAGACATCATGCACAACTCCGTATCTATCAATCTGAATGTTCTTGAGGAAGTTCGTAAACTCAATGAGACTTTTGATGGTGTAGATAAAGAGTGGACTGAATGCAATCGTCCAGCTTTAGAACAACCCACTAAGATCTTCTATTCTGGATCTGCTTGCATGTATCCAGAACACAACCAACTTGACCCTGATAATCCAGATTGTCGTGAAGAATCCGCATATCCAGCAAACCCTGATTCGGAATATGGATGGGAGAAACTCTTTAGTGAGAGACTCTACTTTGCATACCATCGCAACTATGGTATCCCTGTTAGGGTTACTCGTTATCACAACATTTTTGGTCCAGAAGGAACCTGGAACGGTGGAAGAGAGAAAGCTCCAGCTGCAATCTGCCGTAAAGTCGCTTACCTTCCAGAACAAGGTGGAGCTATCGAGGTGTGGGGAGATGGCCTACAGACTCGTTCCTTCCTGTTCATTGATGAATGCATTGAAGCGTCTCGACGACTCATGGAGTCCGACTTCATTGGACCTGTAAATATTGGTTCTGAAGAAATGGTAACTATCGATGAACTCGTAGACACTGCTGCCAGAGTTTCTGGTAAGACTGTTACTAAACTCCACCAACCCATGGCACCAACTGGTGTCCGTGGACGTAACTCTAACAATGACGTAGTTCGTAGAGAACTGGGTTGGGATTACTCTCAGACTCTAGAAGAGGGTATCCGTAAAACATATGAATGGATCTCCGCACAAATTGTTAAAAACTAAAATGAAAATCGAAATCGTTCGGGATGAAGTAAAATCCCTTGACATTGATCACTTGAAGGCTTTGTCACTTAATGCCAATGATTGGCAGGCTGCAGGTATTAGTGAGTATCGTCTCTATGCGTATCTCTCCACTTTCTTTAACAAAACTACTATTCTAGACATTGGTACTAGAACTGGTGGATCTGCACTTGCACTTTCTTACAATCCCCAGAATACTGTGCGTAGTTATGATCTTCGCGAACAGGGTGCAAGTTCTATCAAGAAAGATAATATCTCATGGAACATTGGTGATTTCATGAAGGATACTGAGATTGATTGGGATAATGTTTCTATTGTCATGATTGATGTTGATCCTCATGACGGTGCCCAAGAACGAGTCATGATGGATTGGTTACGAGATAAGGGTTGGAAGGGTATCATGCTTCATGATGATATTGGTCCTGGTTGGCCTGACATCCAACTTATGTGGGATGAGATTCCCGAAGAAAAGTTTGATGTAACTGATATCGCTCACCTAAGTGGTACTGGTTTGGTAAACTTTGGAGATGCTCACGAAATTAATTTTGTCTGATGAAAATTCTTATCCTTGGTTCTAGTGGTCAGGTCGGTGCGTACCTGGTTGAATATCTTCGTGAGAAAGGTCATGAAGTAATTGAGTTTGATAAAAACAAAGATCCTCATTGGCAGGATCTTACAATGAATAACAATGCATATCTCATGGAGTGCATGATCAAGGCGGACTTTGTGTTCTTCCTTGCATTTGATGTTGGTGGATCTAGGTATCTGAAGAAGTATCAACATACTTATCGATTCCTTCACAACAATACAAAGATGATGGCAAACGTCTTTGAACAACTTGAAGCCCATAAGAAACCATTTGTCTTTGCATCATCTCAGATGAGTAATATGTCTTACTCACCTTATGGTGTTGCTAAGAAGATGGGAGAACTATACACCAAAGCCCTTGGTGGTAAGATCGTTCACTTCTGGAATGTCTATGGTATTGAAAAAGACATGGACAAGGCACACGTCATCACTGACTTCATTAAGAAGGGATTTGAAACGGGTGACATCTCTATGTTGACAGATGGAACTGAACAACGTGAGTTTCTCTATGCAGAAGATTGTTGTGAAGCTCTAGAGTCTGTCATGAAAAACTATGACAAACTCGATTCAGAAGATAATCTACACATTACCTCTTTTGAAGCAACCAGTATTCTCGATATTGGTCATATCATCCAAGGATTGTTTGCAGAGGTTGGTCGCAGTGTGACTGTTACGCCTGCAGAATCTAAAGATGAAGTTCAGAAAGATAAGAGGAATGAGGCAGATAGGTTCATTACTCAATATTGGAATCCTAAAACCACAATTCAAGATGGTATTCGTAACGTATTTAATGACATGAAAGGAGAGTTCCTATGAAACTACTTACACTTGAAGATTACGAGAAGGCAGGAGAAACATTCTGGCCAAAGTATTGGTACGTAGCCAAAGAACTTGGTGAAGGTGCAAGGTCAGAAGACATTTTGAAATGCATGGAAGCTGTTGGTACAGTTGCATTGAGATTCAAGATGGAAGAGAAAGAAGGTCCGTTCGGTTTTAATAAAACAGAAAAAAATAATGAAGATTAATTTGATTTGCAACGACTCATTGTTGCCCTCTACATCAGACAAAAACACTGCTAAGAATACTGAATGGGTCTATGATGGATCGGGTGCAGTGAGTTTGTATGTCAATCAGAAATCTTTAGATATATTGCAAGATGTCTCTAGTACGCCTAAGTATATTTGGCTACTAGAGTCAAAACAAATTATCCAGGGGATCTATGATTGGATTCTTACAAACTACGACTTTGTTGCTTCCAGAGTGGACGGTATTTTTAGTTGCGATAAGGAACTATGTGAAAAATATCCGAAGTTCTTTTACGCACTGAGTAATGCTGCACCGTGGATTGAAGAACGTCAGATCTATGAGAAGACTAAACTAGTCTCCATGATCTCTTCAAACAAAGCAATGGTTCCTGGTCATCGCAAGAGACTGGAATTCGTTCAAAAATTTAGAGATCAAGTTGATCTTTATGGTAGGGGATTCAATGACCTTCCCCGCAAGGAAGAAGGCATTCGAGATTACATGTTCTCTGTGGCAGTGGAGAACGCCGTATATGACACTTACTTCACCGAAAAACTTACAGACTGTTTCGCTACAGGAACTATTCCAATCTTCTATGGATGTAGAGGAGTTACGGAATATTTCAACGAAGATGGAATTATATTCTTAGATGATGACTTTGATATCTCTACTTTGAGTGAAGAACTGTATTATTCCAAATTAGATGCAGTCAAAGATAACTTTGAACGTGCAAATAATCTACCCGTTGCAGAAGACTTCTTATATGAAACTTATTGGAAGTGATTAATGTTTCAGGTAAAAGAAGGTAAACTAGATATCACACACCCTGATGTGGATAGAGTGATTGTTAATTCAATGGAAAAAGAACTGGAATCTTTTTCTATGAATGACGCCACAAACTTCCACGAAAGGGTGTGTAATATTATTTGGACGTATCATAACTACGATAAACTTTTACATCCTGTAACTACTGTTTCTTGGCACGATTTAATACTTGCAATATATCCAGGAAGAACTAGAATAACTGTTGCAAAGATGCTGAATCTCAATTATGTTGATTCGGTTTTTGTTTTTAACGATAGAAGTTACGTTGATAAGTTTTCAAAAGATCTAGAAGAACCTCATCATAATATTGTATTCAAGCCTAGAAACATGTGGGACGGTGTTAGACCTTGGGACATATGTGTAGAAGATGACTATGCAAATCATCCCCAACAGATGGCTGATTATTGGAACGAGTGTGTGAAATATGCAGAGAGTAAGTATGATTTATGTTTGAGTTGGGTATTGAATGGTGAGGAAGTTTTCAGATATGGAGATCCTCAAAACCCAGTCAAGAAAGAGATATACATAAAAGACAAGTCCGAATATTGGAAAACATTGACTGAATTTTTGATGAATGATCCACGTAAAGCAAGGTGATCTGAACTTACAAAGTAAGGATGTTATCGAATGCATCAATCGAATGAAATTGAAAGATGAAATATTCGATCCTGAAATCACCTACGAAATGCGATTCCGTAGATTGTGTCAACATATTTGGTTTATGGAAAACTATGATAAAATAGAACAACCAATATCTACACTTGTACTTGAACGTAAAGTAAGATCTATTCATCCAGGAGCAACAAGAGTTATTGCTGCAAGTGTCTTAGGAAAGGAATATATAGATTCAATCATTGTCTATGATCATCCTTCTCAAATTCATGTCCGAGATATTGCAACAAATCTCAGAGATCCTACCTCTGAAATTGTTTTAAAACCAAGAAAAGAGTGTAGAGATGCTAACGGAAATGTTCATAGAAACTGGGAGATATGTGTAAAAGAAGACTATGCAAATAATACTCAAACTAGAGATGATTTCTTTAAGTTTACTGAGAATTATGTCAATGAAAAACATGATAAACACTTCATGTATTCATATACTCTTCTTGAAGATGACACGTTCCCCCCAGAACTTAGCTTCGATATAGTATTGAACTTGCACAAATTAAACTACGTACAAAAAATTAAATTCTGGAACAAATTACCTGAGATTTTGAAAAAATGAGTAGTCGATTTAGTTACTTTGAAGAGAATGACATCACGCTTACTGGTGTCATTCACGTTGGTGCCCACAGGGGTGAAGAGGTCAATGAATATGAAGACCTTGGAGCTAAACAAGTTATTTGGGTTGAAGCAAACCCCGATGTATTTGAGGAGATGCAGGTTGCATTGACTAATGCCGAATCCACTATTGAGTCTCATGCATTTCAATACGCTGCAAGCACAGAAGATCATGCTACTGTAAAGTTCAACAGATATTATGGACCCGATGCTGGTTATCTTAGGGGTAACAAGGGGTGTTCATCTCTTCTGAAAGCAGAGGGTAGATTTGAAGCCTGGTATAAAGATACAATCGAAGTGGAAACCATCACTATCGATACTCTTTTAGAGGAGAATGACTTCAAAGTAGAAGACTTCCAACTCCTAAACATGGATGTTCAGGGTGCTGAGTTGATGGTTTTGAGGGGTTCTGAAAAAGTCCTAGATAATGTGAAGTGGGTTACCACTGAAGCGACCTGGGAAGATCCTGATTACATTGACAATGTAATGTATGATGAGTTAAAATCTTTCTTGGAATCTAAAGGATTTGTTGAGACACAAATTATTCCCCATGCA